GATGCAGTTCCTCCCATGTATAAATTCCACCTGTTAGTTCCTGCTGGTAAATCAGACCTAAAAGCATAATTATTAGTGCCTGACGTTAAAGTGTTTGAAACAAAAAACCCATTTTGATTAATAGGTACTACGCTATTCATAGAACCTTGAGTGGCAAAAAAATGCGTTAATTCAGATTGCGTTCCCCCTGTTGCCATTATTGGTTGTGACCAAAAGTTTCTAAAGTTTGTAACCGTACTTGCAGCCGTAACAAAATTAAAGTTACCGCCTGATGTTACAGAAGTTACAGTAGTTCTGTTATCTATCCCATAAACAGAACTTGCAGGTGTATTTAAGCCTAAAAGCCCGTTTAATCTTGTGCCGCCTGTTACGGTTGTTGTTCCTGTTACCGCTAAGTTGCCACCAACTGTTCCTGCTCCACTAAGGGTTAAAGACGTTCCGTTTACTGCTCCTGTAAATGTTGCGCCTGTTAACCTTGCAACTGTTGCATCAACTGCAAAAACATTTCCAGTTAAAGATAAACCTGAACCCGCTGCGTAAGTACCCGCTCCTGATATTTGCCCGAATGTAATTGGCGTTGTACCTATTGTTATTGATGTGGCTGTGCAAGTCCATTGTGTATTGGCGTTTACTGTACCTAATGTAACTGCAACCGTTGCGGTTTCAATTTTCAATCCTGTGTCAGCATCTAAAGACCTGGTCCATGCAGTAGCGGAAACTATATAAATTCCGTTTTCTGTTTGTGCTGTTTGATTTTTTACTAATACCCTATCACCTACATTTAAAGCAATAGCTCCTATGGTTTGGGTTCCTGATAAGGTAATGTTTGCAGTTGTTGCAACTCTTACTGCTGCTTTCCATGTTATGCCTGTTATGGCATTATCAATATAACTCTTTGAGGCAGCCGAAGTAGCGTTAATTGGTATGGCCGGTATTTGAACATCGCCGGTAAATGTTGCACCTGATAAGTTAGCTTTTAAGTTTAAAGCTGTTTGAATTTGCGCTAATGATAAAGAATTAGCAACGGTTCTTAATAGTGTCGTGTCGGGCAAAGGGATTATATAATTCCCACTCCCTAATAATGAAGTGCCGTTAATAGATTTAATGTTTGTGCCATTTATTAAAGTAGATTGATACTTTGTATTCAAATTCAAACTTTGCGTTCCGGCCCTTAAAATAGCCTGATTAGTTGGCGTATCAAGTGCCATTGTAACTGTTTTATAAGTTTGAGCCTGTAATGTAAATGATGCTATTAATAATAATATTGTGATTATTCTTTTCATAATATTTTAGTTTGTAATTACTGTTATGGTTTGAGCTACGTTTGAATCAAAGTTTATAATCTGGTTGTTAGACCATTCTGATGCTGGCATTTGGTAAGTGCTTCCGGATGTAATTGCAACCTTAATAGCTAAAACCGCCTGACCTGCTGCTAATACTAAAGGCAACTTAAAAGAACCGTTACCCATTGCCACTAAGTTTAATTGTGTGAAGGATAAAATTGAACCGTTAAGTTTTAAATTAACAATGTCCTGAGCTGTACCTACATAACCACCGTTTAAAACGTAATCTGCTAAAACAGGAATAGCCGGTTTATTTTTTATAAAGTCTTTTTGTGTATTATCAATTTGCGCAAAATCAGATTGAATGTTAACCTGTGCAAAAGATTCAACATTGTCTAACTTGGTTTTTAAAATATCCGTAAAATCGTTTTTACTTAAATCTTTACCAGCTACTTTAAAAACAACAGTACCGTATAACTCGGTAAACATGCTTTGAACTTTGATAAAAGCACTTCTAAGAAAGTCGCCTAATCCATCATTAGGCGTTGAGGTGTTTAAGTTTTCCTGTGCCATTAGTACCAGCCTATAATGTTAGTTTTTGCTTTCCCTTCACAATCTTTGTATTCTGGAATGCTGATCGTTTTCATGTATTCTTGAAAACTTAGCATTACATTATTTGCAAGGCTATTATACCTTGCAGAAAGCCTGTCAATTTCTTTTAAATCTGTTGATTGTTCGGGCTTTAGTATGCCGTTGTTGCTTACCTTACTGCTATTCATAGCGATATAATGTGAGCAACTGAAATACACAAGCATATCAATGATATAATTGTCAAAAATGATTAAGTATTCGCCTGTTAAAGTGCCTGCAATGTAATCCACATTGATTTTATCGTATAGTTTAAGTCCTAAAACCCTCTTTAAATCCGTTGTTTGAGATATAAAAATAAAAGGCTTCAAACTATCACTATCAATATTACCGGCAAATGAAGTCAAAGCAGGTATATCATTCTCTTTTAACCAAAGTTTTATCATAATATCGGTGTTTCTAATTTTGGTTTGCCTAATAATCTAATCGCCTGCTCCTTATTATAGCCATAAATAATGTCTAACATATTTATTGCGCTTTCATAAGTTGTTAAACCCTGCGCATAAGAAGCTTGTATTTCAAGTAAAGCCTGAACACCACCAACTGACCCTTTTAAAGATGCTTGCGCCTCTAACGTTTTGGTATCTAAATTAACTACTTCGCCTTCTGGTGAAACTACATTTGATTTATTATCATCCGTATTATCTAAAGTGTCCTCTGCTTCAAAATCTTTAAACCACGGCATAATTTGAGGGTTAATAATATCGATAACCTTTTTTAAACCGCTTGTTAAAATTTCACGAATTGGATTTATTTTCTTTCTGTATAAAATCTTTAATGCCATTGAATACTCTTCGGCATTATTAGAAAAACCGCTTGCACTTCCGCTGTTTGAAAATAAAATGCTAGGCATGCCGTGAGCTATTTGAATTTTTCTTTCAGCCTCTTCAGCATAAAATACATTTTGTTGGTTTAAGTCGGGAGGGCTTATTCTGTCAACCGTTACCGCCTCCTCAATGCTCTCATTAAAAGAAACAACTACATTACTAGCGTTACTAGAACCTGTTGCCATTTTACGCACCTTATCAGCTTCAGCCTTTGCAGCCTCTGGGGTTTCTTGTCTGCCTTGGTTGTAATTAATTACAGTAATATCAGATAGCCCATTTTTAAAATGGTTTATAGCTGTATTACCCAACTCACCTTCAACCCTTGCCCATGGAATACCCGACAAATAAGATGGTACCGGAAAAAACGGTTCGGGAGTTGGCATTCTAATGAATAGAACTTCTAAGTTTTGACCTTTTTTGTAAATGCCTGTAAATGATGGGTAAAATTGAGGTGTGTATTTATACCTATTTTCCCAATCATAGCAATACCAATATCCCTCAACTTGTGCTGTTTGCTGGTTATACCTTACACCTAATTTGTAAACAGGAATATGTTTAATTATGATAGGTTTTTGTGTTTTTTCATCCCAAATAACTTGAACGCTCACACCTCCGTAAATGTAAAGGTCTTGACAAATCAAATAAGCATCTTCATTCGATATGATTTGCTTTAAGTTGCCACCTTCTACACTATCAATTAATCCCTCTCCGTATATGTAAGCCACATAATCATTAATAATTGAACTATTACTAGGGCTATCATCATAAGCGTCTCTGTAAGTCTTAAAATTGATATTATTTAAAATCCAATTAATACCAGATCGCGGCTTAATCTCAACAGGTTGATGAGCCGAAAACTTTTCCGGGCTACCTTCAAATGCAAAAGTCTGTAACCCTCTAGTATTGGAATCTTTGATTTTGGCTGCCATATTCAAAATTTTGTGTGTTAGTACCGTTTTTTAGAATTTGTATTTTACCTAAATAAATAACCTCATTGCCATTCTTTAACTCAAAATCAAATTTGTCTAAAACTTTAAATTGTACAGGTTGAGTTGTGATTGTTATTTCTAATTTTTGACCAACAATAAAAGTAAAAGCAGGTGTTAAAATGGTATCGTCCATTTCTTTGCGTAGCGTTAAGGTCAAAACATCGTTTGGTAATGGATATTTTCTAGGTATTAATGAAATTTTTAATGGATTATCTAAAAAAAGAACCTTCATTTTAAAAAAAAATATAAAAAAAGCCGTAATTACTCACAGCTTTTCATTAAAATTTAATCAAATTAATCAACCACTTTTAAAGCTGCTGCATATTGCGTTAAAGCTGTTGACGTCAGCAAATATTCTCTTGAATAATCTGGCTCCATAGTTTGAAAAGTTACGGTAAAACCGTTTAAATCTCCAATAGTTCCACCTGTTTGATCGTCAACTGTGATAGCCATTGCTCCGTTTTGAGATCCTGCAACTGTTATAGACCCATCTTTTCTTTCAATAAATAAAACAACCTCGCCATTTAATAGCTCCTTTATTTTAGTTACCGTTTTAACAGCATCTCCTTTAGGCACATTGAATATTACTGGTAAATTTCCTGTTACTCCTTTACTTCTGTTATCGCCTCCGCTTACTCCGTTTTCAACGTAGTTTGCAGCTGTTGATTTTACCTCAAATCGAGCTAATGAAGTAAGCCCATACGTAGGCAAAATAGTTACAACTCCAGTCGCTGTCTTTGCTACTCTGTTCAAAGAATCGTAATCCCCAATCGATATAGCTAATATCCCGGCTTCACCTGATATACAAGCTAATTTTCTAGAGCCTGATAATGTTACACATCCCATAATTTATTTTAGTTAAAGGGAGGCGTTAACCTCCCTGTTAATGACTAGCCTCCGTAAACTAAGTTCAACCCTTGTCTTGTTACCATTGTAGCCCAAGCGTTAATACCTCTGAAATACTTAACGTCTGATCCGTTTGAGTACTCTCCAACTTCCATTGAGTTGTCGTCAGACTGTAAATCCATGTTTAATTGCAAAGAACCTTTTGGAGCTCCCATTACAATGCCTGCTGGAAGTTCAACAAAATTAATTTTGATGTCATTGTAAGAAATTACACCGCCTTCATCTAAGAAGTTTTTGTTTGAAGCTGCTCCAACTGAATTGTTAGCAATTTTAATTAATGCTTTGTGAGCTAAAGGAGCATTTAATACAAATGGATTTAAAGTATCTTCTCTTTGTACTACTGGTATTGCTTCGTATATTTTTGCATATTCTGAGGCAATATTTGCGCTTGTTATAGTTGCACCTGCTACTTTAATATAACTACCCAATCCTGATGTTTTAGTAGCATTCCATGCGTTGTATAATGTACCTACTAAGAATCCATCTCTTAACGTAGTTGGTAAAGCTGCAACAACTGCTTTAGTAGCTGTTGAGATAGCTCCTTGACCTGCACCTGCAACTAATGCTGCAATGGCTGCTTTAGTTGCCGCTGTTGCTCCTATCCATCTTTGAACTTGTGCTTTGTATGCCATTTTAGCGCCTAATTGGTCGGCTGCTAATTGCATAAATCTTGGTGCATCGATATTGGCTGCTCCTTTTGCCATATCTTCACCCATGATAGTATCTCTTAATGTATCTTCTAATACATCAACTTTAAATTCAGTTTTAACGTGGTTAACTTGGTAATCAAACAATGTAAAGTTTCCATCTGCTGTAAGAGCTTGTCCTGTGTAGGCTTGCTCTGTTACATCGTTTGAAGTTTCTGTTTTAACTACTCCGTGTTTTGAATCCGTGTTCAATGTTACAACACCATCTGCAATGGATTTGTCAACATAAAGTTGCTCCAAACCGATTTCTGCGATTTGCGCTCCTCTTACTTTAATTGCGCCTGTATAAACTACTGCCATTTTATTTTATTTTAAATGTTGTTTTTTAAATCTGTCTAATTTTGATTCTTCGTCTGTCATTTTCGCCTCTCTAGGCAAATCAACAACCGCCACTTTTTCAGCTTTGAAATGCGCTAAATCAGTTTCAACTTGCGCTTTTTCTGATTTCATAGTTTCTAATTCGGTTTCGGCAACTACTTTTTCGCCTTGCAATCCAGCTAACTTTTCTTTTAAATCAGCATTTTCAGCTACTAAAAGGTTATACTTATCCTCCCACTCTTTAGCAAGGTCTGGTGCTTGTTCGCCTTCTGGAATTGGTGCCGGAACTTCTTCTGCAAACCATGCCTTAAATTGAGCGAATAAAGATTTTTTTTCTTCTTCTGTATTCATATTTATTTGTTCATTAATTTCGTAATCTAAAAAAGCCTCTACACTCAAGCCATCTACTTCGCCTGTCTTTACAAAGTTTTCCCAAACGTGTTCGTTTTCAATCTTGTAACCGATAATCAAATCACCTTTTTGAACGTCTTCCATCATTAAGGTTTTAGACTTATCTAATTCAGGATCGTTTACTATCCAGCTTTCAATAGGATAAACTCCATCTACTTTATCATCCGCATGGTTAATATTCATTTTAACCTTGCCAGCGTTGTTATTTCTAAAGTATGACTGTTGAATTTTCTCTATTTCCTCTGAATCGAAATAAACTAAAGCGGGTTCACCGTTAACATTTTTACGGTAAATATCTTTATCTGGTCGCATTGCAACCGAATAGATAATACGCTTTTCATCATTAGCAAAAAATACAGGCTTTTCGGCTTCCTCTGCAAACTTAGAAAG